TGTATATAGTTCCTTCAGACATCATCAGTCCTTCGTCAAAGTCTGGGTTTGCCCCTTCCTCAAAGTAACCGTAACCTTCTGTGGCTATAAATTGACCTGAAACACTTGGGGTTATTGTTGGAGATGTTATTGTTCCCCCAGTTTCGTTTGTTGCTGTTATTACTGGATTTACCCAAACGGTATAGCTGTCGTACTCTCCATCATACTTTGTTTCAATGTAATCTCTTACAAGTTCGCTTATTTCAAAGACAATAATATTGTTACCCTCAAGCTCCGATTTCTCTATTGTGTATTTGAGGTCAGCAGCATCAGGACTTGTATCATATACGCCTTCATAAATATATAACTCTAATTTAGCTGTATCTAGCGTAGAATCTGATACCTTTATGAAAAACGGACTTCTTGTGTTTATTATTTTTGCCATTTATTTTGTCTTTAAAACGTATGTGTCTCCCTTTTTTGTATAGCCGACACTTTTTAGTATTTCCTCTAATTTATCTTTAACATCTTCTTTGAGTGGTGCATTCATTCCATCTAGTATCTCTTCAAAGCCTCTTTCCACAACTTCTTTTATATAGTTCGTTGGTGCGATACCTCTTAGCGATATAGCTTCCCCTATTTTGTAGGCAACGCTTTTTAAGTTAGATGGTGTTCTGTCTAGCTCTCTGCCTGTGCTGAAGTCTCTAAGTGTAACTGGCTTTGTTTGCAACCAGTTTATTATAGCTTCTGGCGGAGGTGAGAATGGTGATGTTCCTTCGTCAACAGCCTGCAAGTAGGAGTTGCCATATAGGTTTATGTCAAGACCGTTATTTTCCACCCTTACATTCAAAGACTCGCCACCTGCACCGCTAGAGCGGACCTGAGAACTTCCTCCGAATCCTCTGCTTCTTGTGGTTTCATAGGACTCAAGGAAATACTGAACAAGTTTACTTTCGGCAAATTGCTTTATATATTCCTCTGTATTTTTGAATCTAATATCCATTACCTACAACCGTCTCCCCTAGTATTTATAAGCTTCATATCTGTATTCGGAATCTCAATAGATAAGTCTAATGCCCAACCAGATAATAAGTTCTCAAATCTATCTTCAAATAATGTGGCAGTTGCATCAGAGGTTAATACGTAATCTTCATCGTTTAGCCCGCCTCTTCTTAGTGAGCTTTGCAATCCATTTATTACCGTAAGCTGTGTGTTTAGTACGTCTGCCTTATTGTCCAATCCTTTGTATGGAACTGAGGCTGGGTCTAGCTTATCATCCTTAGAGGCATCTACTATATCCATACATATTACTTGAATCGAGAAACTCATTGTATGCTCTGAGAACGTAACGGTTTGTATGTTAACGTGCGACAATGGAAACAGCGTTTGCTTGGCTAAATCTACATCAAAGATATTGCCAAAGGTTACTGTGTTTACACTTGGACTACCGTTTAGGTATCTGTAAATATTGTCCATTAAATTATAAAACTCTTTCATCGCTTATATGCTTTTTTTATCATTGCTGCTTCTATTTCGTTTTTCTCTTTCTCAAAGGTTAGGAAGTTGAGGCACTTGAATACTGGAAGCTCGGTAACTTTATCAAACTTGAGAACATCTCCTCCAGCGAGTCCGTATATTGATTGGTACCAACCCCATTTTGAGCCAAAGTTTGCTTGAGCTGATAAGTCTGTTCCTCCGTCAGATTGCTCTGTATATAGCTCGGGATAGCTCTCAACAACTCCTTCCCTAAATCGTAAAAAAAAACCATAGCACTCATAACAACATCTAGTGGCATCTCTTTCATTAAATTAGAGACCTCTTCGCTGGGTTCGTATGGTGCTACGGTGTACTTGTCTTTGTTCTTGAAATTGACTGGTCTGTAAAGCCCTGCCATAGCTTTGTGCATTCTTTGCCAGTCTGATATATTATCCTCAACATCTATATATGCTCCAAGAGCTATATTCTCTAGCTTTGGTTCAAATCCCATATCGACACCAAGCAAATCAAACCTAGTTATTAAGTTCGGCTTCTCTTCAAATGCCTTGTTGATTATAGTTAATACCTTATCGGCATCTTTAGCAGGAATGCTTAAAACCTCCTTTAGTGAGATGTTACAAAATATCTCAATGGTCTTTAGCGTTAAGAACTCTCCTGCATTATCATCTCCCTCGTTCTCCTCGACTACTTTCATATATCGCTGATATTGCCCAAGCGTAATGTCTGATAAGGCGGTTGGAACTGATAATTCTAATTCTATGGTTTTCATATCTAAATAATAATTGCTTTGTTAAGTGTACTTTTTGATTACGCACCTGCCTGTGTGGCACATATATATAATATATATCTTAAAGTATATTAAGATGCATAATATCTTAAAATGTATTTTAAGAAGGTTATGTATCAGAATGTATTTTAATATGAAGCACTTTATATAAAATATATAATATGTTTCGTATAATAACATAAGTAACCAGTTATGATTCATAACCTACTTCTTTAATGTGCCTATCGTAATATGTTAGGTAAACATCCCATAGTTTCTCAGTCAGTTCTTCTTTTTTGTACGTTTGAGGCGATTTAATGCGTTTTAAGCCATTATCTACTATAATGTAGTACTCATCACCACTTACTTTGGGATATGCTCTTAGAAAGCTTCTAAATGCCCAAGAGATAGCTTTACGAGCTTTGTCTGTGTCTTGTAAATACATCGGAATGGGTTTTATCTTACGTTTAGGCATACTATTAAATTCATAGCTAATATACGAAAAGGGTATTAGATTCACAAGTAAGGGTATTGAATTCATACCTATTGAATTGAATGGCAGTTGGAAATGATGATGTGAGTAGAGAGTGGAGATATAAGGTATGGGTGGTAGACCCCCGTCAGAGTCCAACCAATAAAGACATTTATTGTTAATTCCTTTGGTATGGGTACAAAAAAAGCCCCCAATTAAGGGGGCGCATCAATAATCTATCTAAATTTATACTGTTAATCTTTATTCAAGCATTTAACACCACTACAATGAAATAGATATTGTTTAAACAAAACAAACTAAAAAAACTATACTTCTGGTACTATTTTTATTTTATCCACTTAATCAAACCGTTCTGTTTCAACCACTTAACAAAATCTTTGTCCTTTAGGTGATTTATTTCTTTGCTTTGTTTTGTTCTGCTTTCTTTAATTATTCGCAAATTATTTTCAAATATATCCCTATTCATTTTAATTTATTTTAGTTATTCAAACCAGCATTTAGTTGGTCTCTTGCTTATTTTATATTTACCAGAAGCATCAGACATTTTATATTCTCTTAATAAATATAACGCTTCTTTTCTTGTTTCGGCTTCGTCTATTGTTTCAACGCCATAACCAATGCCAGGCGTATAGTTGTCGTCAGTGTAGTTTATGTAGTACATATTATTTATTTAAGTTAGTCAAATAGTATTCTTTGCTTTCTATCTTTGCTCTTGTGTCGGCTATACCCTCACCAAGAAAGTCGTTTCTATATTTGCCAGTAGTGGCGGAATAATCCCAGTAGTAAGAGTCTAACTGAATGCGCCTGTCATCGTTTGGCTTGAATGCGATGATACTTTTATAGCTTTGAAAATATGTGCCTTCCTTTGTGAAGATTAGAAATTGATTTGCAACAGGGCGACCTGTACGCCCTAACATTTGTACTATCTTTGTTTGTTTCATCTTTGTTTTATTTTATTGTGTTAATATTATTCTAAGGGCTAGGTATAACGGTACGATGTATAAAAGTAGGCGCACCGCTTTTTTTGTTAGTTTGTCAATTGTTTTCATATTACTAGAAATTAAACGATACTTTGTCAATGTTTAGTAAAATATACCCTACTCCCAAAACGGTTGCAATGCTGTAAATTGTTGCAATGATTAGCGCAAAGGTTTCAATCGTTTTCTGGGTTCTGTTGTTTGTGTTGTTTGTTTTCATCTTTGTTAATTTATTTGTTTATTATTTTGTTTATTATATAGTCTTTCCCGTTATATTGTGAAAGCCATTGTTTAGTTTCTTTTAAGGTTTCATAACCCCCAAACCATTCCGAATCTTCGCTCTGGTAAAATACCCAACCTATCAATTCCCACTTTTCAATATATCCGACCAAAGCATCATTACGAAGCACCTGGTACTTTCCATCTTTCCTAATATAGTTAATTTTCATTTTGTTTGTTTTTGTTGGTACAAATATACGACAATTTAACAAACTACCAAAGATATTGACATTTTATTTACTATTTGTATAGATTCTAAATAAGCGATACAATATATATATACTATATGAACGGGCGCGCGAATACTACAATAATTTTGGCACATATCCAAATATAGATGCTTATTTGTATTCAGTCTTAATAAGGGCAACAGGGCAACCGTATACAATTACCCTATGCAATTACTACCTATGCAATTACACATATATTGAATTGCTTATATATTAAATTTACTTTGAGTATGCAATTAAAAACATTCCGAGCAAAACAAAACTTACTCCAATTTCAAACATTCCGTTAATTTAAAGTCAAACCAATTATTACTAAAAATAATATTCCCGTTATTAAACTAATCATCTTTCCTAATATTTAAGTTCTTATATATCCATTCACTTTCAAACCAAAGTATGTCATTTAATTGGGTTTCTTCAATTCCTTCTGGGTATAATTCCTCAATAAGAAATTCGAAGTCATCCTCCTTGTTATTGTCAATTATAACTTGTTTAGTGTCTACTGCACCAGACCAAGCATCGAAGTCCTCTAGTGTTAATCTATTATTATATATTTTCATTTGTATTTATTTATGTGTTAATTTATATGCAATGATTATCCTTGTATGCAATGATTATCCTTGCGTTAATGATTATCCTTACTTAATGTTTATTTGGTGGAATGTGCCATTTGTACCAATTATGTATTCATCATCTACTTCATAACTTGTTTTGCTATTTGCATCAAAGAATGTTAATTTATCGTATATAATATTTAAAAAGTCATTATGTTGCTCAAAGGTAGTTTCTTTGTAGAATTTTATTACCTGTGCAAATGAAGGAGTGTATTGTTCGTACCCCTGTATTTCATTTAACATAACCCTTTCAATTTCCTTAATCAAATACTTTGCAAGTGCATCGTCTTTTATTTGCTCAATATAATCTTTGCAATTCTCTAATACTGTTAATACTTCGTTATTCATTCTATTTTATTTATATTAGTTTATCCCCTTAATTTATTGATTTCCGTTAATATCGTAGAAGCTACATATAAGCCATTGGTATGACCTATTTCCTCCTCTACTCTTTTTATTATTTTTTCTATTCTATTTAATAGCATAATTTTGTAATTAAACTCTATTTGATTTCTTTGCCATTCTTTTACTTTATATTTTTCCATTTGTATTTATTTTCTTAATTGTTTACTTAATTTATCCACTTTACATTCCAACGCATCAATATACTGCATAAACGCTTTAATGTAGTATTGGTCATCTTCTTTTATCTCCTCTAATCTAAAATCAAGAAAATAGTTAAATCCGTCATCAACTCTGTCTAATAATTTACTTTCCATTTGTATTTATTTTTATGTTCGATGCAAACATACGAAGCCTAATGTTACCCAATGTTAAGCCAATGTTAAGTAATTGTAAAATATTTACTATCTTTGTATAATGATATTTAAAGGCAAATATATGTATAAATGGAATAAGCAGGGGGATATTGAAGCAATCCCACAAGAACAGGGTATTGAATTGCCACAGGGGGGTATTGAATTGCCAGAGGAAGAAACCCCTATTAAATTCACAAGGAGACTCCAAGAGGAGGCTGTTAAGGAACGAAGGAAACAAACTCCAATCTTTACAGGGGTATTGAATTACTTTCCCGATGCAATTAGAGAAATCGCAAAGTGTTCTTACGTTGGACAACAACAACACAATCCAGATAAACCGTTAGCTTGGGATAGAAGCAAGTCAGGAGACGAATTGGATGCTCTTACTCGGCACTTACTTGAAGCAGGTACTGTTGATACCGATGGCATCAGACACTCCGCTAAAGTAGCTTGGAGAGCGTTAGCTAACTTACAAAAAGAGATAGAGAATGACGATGAAACAATTTAATCAATACCTACGCTCCTGTTTAGACAATGGCTGTAATGAAGTTGTGGTTAAGTTTGACAGGCAAGGTATAATATCAGTTGAACCTATAATAGAACAATAATGAAAAGAATAGTCTTTACAATTATATGTGTAGCAACAGTAATTATATGGTATGGAATATACCTTATTTTTAACGCAATACGTACATTCCTTTAGGCACAGTACGTTCAAGGGCGTATTGAATTGCATATCTCGACGCATCGATGCTGTGATTCCAAGAATCTCTTGGTATGCTACCCTTTAACTTCCAAGCATAATTGTTAAACTCTCGTATTAAATTCACAGAGTCCTTATCAACTATTATGTTGTAGTCTTGCATAAGTGCAATCCCAGATAATATACTACCCTTCTTTTTAATAGTAGGCGTAATGTTTCTAAGACCTTTAGTCTTTAACTCCGATATAAGTCGAGGTTCACTATTGTCGCATACTATTAGATTGTTGCCAGCATATCTCCTGCAAAGCTCAAATATGTTAGATGTAGACAAGCCAGCCTTGTAGAAGTGTTCTTTTATCCAGATAGTCTTTCTAACTTTATCTACGGCAATTTCGCATAAACTTGAGGGGTCTACCGAAAATCCGAAATCAAGTCCAAATATCGTATCATACTCATTATTAAAGTCTCCAACCTCCCAATGAGTAAACACAACTCCTTCTGCTTTCTCAAGCCAACCTCCTAATATCTGGTGTTTATACTTCTCTGGTCTACGCTTTTGCATAACCTCAACTTGCTCTACAAATGATGGAGACAAGTGTTGCTTGTTGTCAAGGTAAGTTGTGTGTATATAGCTGACGTTCTCTTTAACGCCATTGTAACCGTCTGTAATGCCTCTATTCTCAAAGAACCTCTCGTATATCCAATGCTGTTTAGTTGTGGGGTTTAAGATAAGGATGCAGCGATTCTGCTTTCCTGTGGCTCGAACAGAGTAGTCTATCTTTTCAAACGATTCCTCGTCTGTAAGTTCCTCTGCTTCATCCAAGACAAATGTCGTAACGCCTTGAATAGACTTGAGTTTGGCGGTCTGGTCTCCACTCGCAGTCTTGATACCACTAAACAGAATGCTGCTCCCTGTTAGGTTATTTATAATCTCGTTCTTTGTAACGGTAAAGTTTTCTGCAATCCCCATCAGCTCTAGCTTCTCCAAGAACTCTGGAATAATAGACATTGATGCCGAAGTCATTGTATATCGAGTAAACAGTATGCGGTGTCCAGTTTCGTAAGTAAGCAATACTAAGAATGTGTTTACGCCAAAGGACTTACCACTTCCCCTACCGCCCGTAATTACAAAGTACCTACTTGAGTCTCTGAACAGAGGATTGTACTTAGGGTTAAGATTTACTTTCCTCATCCTTTATCTCTGTTGCTTCAATATCAATAGTCTCTTCTGGTTGCAAGAAAGATATCACAGGAATGTTTACCTCTTGCTTTACGTTAATGTCCTTCTGCTCTTTCGGTTTACCATACTTGTATTCCCACAGTAAGCGTAAGTGCGCAAAGGAATCCTTGCTCATCTCTGCAAGTGCCTCCCAAGCTTTCTTCTCGCTTCCAAAGGCTCTCTTCATTGAACCTAGCGCAAAGTTCTTTATGTCCGCTTCTTTAGCTTTAGGCTTTCTCCCCTGCCCTCTAGACACTCCTTTTATCGCACCGTTGTTTCTACGTCCATCTGAATACGGAATATGTGGTTTGGTCTCCTTTGGTTCTGGCTTTGGCTTAATCGGTATTCCTAATTCAGCTTTCTTCTCGTCTGATATTAGACTTCTCTTCTTTGGTCTTGGCATATTTAAATAATAAAGTTCATACCGAAGTGTTTAAGTGCCTGATTTACTGTGAGTAATACCTAGTCATCAATGAGTCAATCTGACTATTGTAATACATAATTACATCATCGTTATCCTCTTTCTGTTGCGCCAAATATAATTGGTCTTTAAAGTAGGCATACGCCCTTACAAATGTATTCTTCTTTAGCTTCATATCTTATTAGTATATTGAACCACTTATTCCTTCAGAGGCGTAATAAACCTTTGTCTGTTGGTTTCTGGGTCTTATGTTGTCTCTTATAGAATCCTTTAACTCACTCTTCAGCTTTTCAACTTCTGCCTTTAAGTCAGACACCTCTATTTTAAGTCTAAGGTTCTCTTCCTCAAAATCAATCTCTGGCTCTCCTGCAAGACCGCAAAATTCATTCCGTATTGAATTATACTTATTCCTAAACAACTTGTCTTGGGCGTAGTCTATTTCAAATTCATTTATCTGATGTAGTACGGTAGCGTGGTTCTGCTTTAACGGTAATGTATTTCCTATGGAGTGAAGCGACATCTGCTTGTAAAACTCCCTAATCAACTTGTAATACATCCTTCTGGCAAACACAACCTCTCTCTTTCTGGTTTTAACACCCATATTAACACCAGTCTTTTCTTCTACTAATTTCTTAAGATATTCTATCTCCAATTCCATCTAATTCTTTTTTATATTCGTTATACGCTTCCATAGCACCTTGTATGCACTCATACTGCTCTGTATCTTTAAAGTACTGTATTAAGAACTGAACCTCGCTTAAGAGCAACGCTCCGTCTCTCAATGAGAGTAGTACATCCTCTCGGCAATCTTCTTTAACTTGTTGATATGTCATCTTTCTTATCTTCTGGCAACTTTTGAATTACTGCTTGAATCATAGCATATAAAGTTGTTACTGCCTTTTCAAGTGTGTTAATTCTCTCTTGCTGGGTTATTTTCTTTTTTCTCAAAGTATTCCTTTTATAATGTATTCCTCTATATTTTTACTACCTTCAGAAAACCATTCTCTGTAAGTGTTTATTGCGCTAACAACTAATTCTTCGCCTTGAAAGTAAAACTCCTCACTAACATCGTATACTGCAATATCTTTAGTGTCCTTACATATACACAAGAACTTAAAGTCTTGGTATTCGACACCGAATAAATTACAGTAAATGAAAACCTGACTGGCGTAACCATACTTTCTAGCATTGTAAGGAAAGCTACCCTCAGCAAGACCTGTTGTAGTCTTTAGGTCTACGATTCCATTCTTGCCAATAGCATCTGCCTTAGCCCTAAAAGGAATACCGTTAATATTTCCGATAGCTGGCTTCTCGTAATCAAGACCCTTTATTAGCATTTCAGCATCGTAATTGCTATATATAGCATCAGCCATTCTCATAGTGTCCTCATACTCTTTCCTCAAGAATGTCATCGGATTGTTAGCAAACGCCTCTTTGTATATCTTAGTGTTCCTTGTACTGGCATCTACCCAATTAAGGTGTGCAAACTTCTCAGGCTCAAAAACCGCCAAATGTAATAACCATCCTATTGTCATAGCACCTGTTCGCTTATTGGCAAACCTTAGCGACTTATCGTATGCTTTAGGTGATTTGTTTAAGAGTTTCACACTACTACTACTCAAGGCATTCTTGCCTAAGTATTCATAGTAGAACTCATCGTTGTCCATTTGTTTTAAGATAGAATCTTTATCCCAAAACTTTCCGTCAAGTGTAACTATCTGATTACTCATCTATCGTTCTTTTAGCTAGTTCTGGTGCTATAAATTGCATTGGATGAAATTCCTCAAACACTTTGTTAAGAGTGTATCTGATGTCCTCTCTATTCTTCTTACCTGCCTCTGAGTATCTCCACTCAGCAAGTTCCATCTCTTCTTTGTATTGAATTTCCATTCTATCTATCTGCTCATCAGAAAGAGAACCTCGCTCTCTCATCTTCTGAAATAACTCATTTGATTTGCTCATTTTATCTGTCTTATTAGTAACTTAATTAACTTTTCTATCTTACTCAAAATCCATCTCAACGGAGAGTCAAGAACATAGTGTAGTATCATCAGCGCACTCTCAAGCATCCAGAATATGAATACCAGAACGATTACAAATACTAACTTCAGTAAGTTTAAGGGGGATAATATAAATCTTAATAACTTGTCCATTTACCTATTATTTTAAGCAAATATACAAACTATTTAGTAATTAACAAAATATAAACAAAAAAAAGAGGCTAACTATTTTACTTTTTTGGGTTAAAGTTCTCTTTCCAGATGGTGTAGCAAACTCCCATTCTCTGGTCGGTATCTTTATACTCAGATGCCATCTTAGCGTTACCTATACAGCGAACTATAAAGTCTTTCTGTTTCTCGTACTTCTTTGGTTTAATAAGTGGCATAGTGTTCAAATTTAGCGATAGCCTGTTCCTCTTTAAGTAAGAATATATTCTTGTTTTGTTTTTTACTATTCCAGAATGTCTTTTGTGGGCAATACAATGTGCTTTCCTGAAAGTCCTTCATTTTGTTGAGCCAAAACATATAGCCACCGTTAGGGTCTGATACAAAGTAAAACTTCTGTATGTCGCTATCAAGCTTCATAAGCTTTCTGTACTTTGCCAATTCAAGCAGCTTAGTGTCGTAATACTTGTCTCTGAACTTCATCTCTATAACACAATCAAATCCTTTAGGTGTCTTTCCCTTAGCATCGTAAGGTAAGATGCCTTCTCCTGTGTGGACTAAATTCCACCCCTTTGAATTAAGGTGGTTAAGAACCTTTTTCTCTAAGGCATATATTTTATCTAACATTGAATTTATTGTGTATTTTAAGCAATTTCTGCTTTACTGGCTTGAAACAACTAGAACAAGATGTCGGTTGTGCCTTATCATTAAATATCCTATTGTAAACAGAATATATCTCTTTAACCATACTACCACTAATGGTGTTCTTAGACTCGGTAAAGAGCCAATCAATAGTGTCAAGTTCCTCATCAGTAGGTGCGTTATACTTACTGTAAGGAAACAAATCGTTTAGAAGCTCCTGCCTCTTGTCGCAACCGCAATCCTCTCCAAGAACCGCTTTAGCTAACTTATCAATGCCAGTCCTGCGAAATACCTTCTCAACAGTATCGCCAAGACCTGTTGATTTAATCTCCTGTGATTTCTTTTCTGATGACTTCTTTGGCATTTTTCAATGTATTAAATATACTACTTAAACTTATCTTTGTTGCTCTGGCAATATCCCTCATAGACATACCCCTATGGTAATAAAGATTAAAGATACCTTTGTCGTACCAATACCAATCCTCAACCAGAGCTTCAACTCTTTTAAATAATTCTTCTTCTTTTTCTTTTTCTTCGATAGAATCCAAGCTATCCTCATACATTCCTTCAAAATTATCATCCGTAATCTTATCTGTTGGAAATACAATCGGATTCTTTTTGCAACTTGTGTGTATATTCGCATAATATAAGTTTCTTAACGTAATGTAAATGTAAAAGGTATTGACCTCTGTGTCGTTATACATAATCTTTTGAGGCTCTTTAACGTAGTCAAAAATCCTAACAAACATCTCTTGAACAAGCTCCTTAGCCTGCTCACTTGAAATGTTAAAAGACATAGCCATATTATACCAATCATCATATTTATTTGCGAGTCTTTTTAACAACTCTTCCTTCGTCAACATAATCTATTAAAGTTAAAATTTGCTCAATCGAATTGCAAACAGCATAATTGCCATTCCAACTCTCTTGAAATTGCACCTCATCAGGTGTTAACTTCTGCTGACTCTTTGTTTTATTTCCGTCTTTTAACTCAATCATAAAATTACTATTCCTGTAACCTATTACTAAGTCTGGCGCACCTCTACCCAACTGATGAGTATGTAATACTGATACGCCTAAATCTCTTAATTGTTTCACTACTTCTTTTTGGTTTGCATCTACTCTTGCTTTTTTTCGCATCTTTGAACATCTATATCTTTAAATGGGGTGTACCCTTCAAAGTAATACCTTTGTTCTCTAATGTTAAAATTGATGCCCTCTACGTCTTGAGGAATACCAACCAGCTTTTGTTTCTTAATCTTCTGTGAGCCAAAGATAACACTTGTATTTGAGAAATCCAAAGCCCTGTGTGGTCTCCATACAAACATCACATTGTCTGCCTTGTCAGAAAACGTACCGCCACCCTTTATTCTATTGACATCAGGCTTGTAATATCTGCCTTGCTCATCTTTCTGTGGTGTAACTTGATGCGCTACTAGATTTACAGATATCTTATTATCTACTGCAAAGCGTTTTAACTCACTCATAAACCTACTTATATACAAGTCCTCTCTTTCTCCCCTGTACATTTTGTGTTGAACTGTATTGTAAGGGTCAATGATAAGTGAACGAATACCCTTTGTCTTAACAAGAAACTTTGCCCTATCAAATATAGAGTCCAAGTTAAAGTTCTTTCTTGGGTATATTAAGAAGAAGTGCCTCTTGACAAAGTTAATCGCTTCATAATATTCATCCTTAGTCATCTGATTATTCTTGTAGTATGGGTCAGCACTTTTACCTATGTACATCTCTACAATGTCGTTAAAGAAGTCTTTCATCGGCATATTCTCAGGGCTGAATACTCCAAACTTCCAGCCATCGTGGAATGCCTTAATAGTAGCAAGTTGGTTCAAGAATAATGATTTACCCTCATTCTGATAGCCTGTCCAGATATTAACCTCTCCCATTCTCCAAGTCCAAGCATTATCCACTTGAGGAATGTAAGTGCTTGAGCCTCGCTCTTGACCGTTCTCAAAACCATCCATCATTGACTCAACAACATCATCAACGTCAAAGATACCCTCTACTTTAGGTGCCTCAGCCATTTTAAGGCGATTTCTGAGACTTTCTATACCTTCCTTGACTAAGACCTCATTAGCATCCTTAAACGGTCTTAAATCGACTATTTTGCACTTCTCTGCGCCAAAACGTCTAATCAACTCCTGTTGTAAGTTTCTGCCATTGTCATCATTATCGGTAGCAATATAGATAGTAGATGCCTCGTCAAAAACGTCATAACAGGTTGTTAGGCATTCAAGTTTCTTGTCAATACTCTTGTCTCCAACATTGGGCGCACCCATATTAACAGAAGTGTGATAAGGAATACCAATAACTTCCCAACTCAAAGAATCAATCTCCCCCTCGCATATAACAATCTTTGGTTGCCCCTTAACACCATCGTAGTTATATATGATTGGTTTAGCGTCTTTTGCCTGAGTAAAAAACTTACCGTCAACACCTCGCTTCTTGTAATTAACAAGTTCACCATCCTTGATGTAAGGGAATACTATATTTCTATCGTTATCAGAAGAAACTATTTTGTTTCTATCAATAACCTCGTCTGTAATGCCCCTATCATTAAGGAACTTACGACCTTTCTTAGATATCTTATTCATATTAGTTTTCTCTGGTTTTGCGTATTGTCTCATCTGATTGAATTTATTTACTTTCCCTTTCCAAGCGCATTTGTGGCAATTATATACTCCGTCAACAAGGTTGATAGACATACAGGTATCTTTCCAGTTCTGCTTGCCTAAACTCTTGCATTTTGGGCATTTGACCTTTTGTTGAGTGTCATTTCCCTTCGGCTCTATGCCTAAATCTAAAAATTCTTGTATAAACATTTGGTAGTCTCGTTTTTATTTTGTTTTTTTTACAACATCTTAATATGTATCATATTAAAATATGTATCATATTAAAATGTATCTTAATGAATTATAATATGAATCATATTATATAAATAATACATATTATGATTCAGCAGGATTGTAAGTTGGATTGATAAAAATTCTACGTTGCTTTCCATCATAACCAATACTTTTCGTTTCCCTTCTAATACAGGCACTCTCTTCAAGCCTGTTTAAGATTCTATACATTGTTCTATCCTTAACAGATAAAGCCTTGCAAAGATGCTCATTAGTCGCAAAGCAATAACCTTTTTCTTTTGCCAATGAGGCAATATAAGAAAAGACTGCTTTTTCAATAAAGGTCAATTTACTTAAACCTTCCATATTAACTTTTATATAATTAGTTTTCATAGCTAAAAAAAGGGGGTTTTTACACCCCCCTATGTTTATTTAGAACGGAAAGTCATCATCGACTTTAACTGGTTCTGATTTTGGTTTGTTGCTCGAAGTTGGTTGCCATTCATCAATATATACGCTATGCGTTTTACCATATTGGTCTGCTTCTCTCTTCTTAGAAACTCCTAGTCTTAAATAACGCTCTCCGTTATATTCACTCCAAAACTCTTTAACTTTGGACTCGGCAATAGAAATATTTACAATTTCCAATCCGTTTGGTGCTTGTCGACCTGTGCCGACATACTTTTTATTGTTCTCTGACATAATTTATGTATTTAATAATTGTTCTACTTTTTTATTTACTTTGTACTTCTTTCTGATATCATTCATTGTAAAGCCATCTTTTAAGGCTTCTTTTGCCTTATTAAACGCTTCACCAGATTCAGGCAACCACTTTTTGTCATCTATAATCTCTTGTACCTTACTCGTATTAAGATTTCTGGAATTGTGATTGTTAGTTGCATCGGCATCCTTTGTGTCATCTATTAAGAATAAACCATTTAGGGCATACTTTCTAGCGTAAGATGAACTACTACCAAAGCATTGTGCCACATCCATACCCTTTCTATTAGGGTCAATACCTGCTTGTGCTGAAACCTCAATAACACCTTCAATGTCCTTGAATTGTGCTGTTGATTCAACAAAAGAAAGTCCATTGTCCAACTCTATAACCTTATCAGAAATAGTTAAGACAACTTTGTGTTCTACTAATAGAGGTTTTACTGCTTCTAGTATATCCTCACAATTACGGTACTTATACTTACCGAAACTATTATATTGATTTTTCGGTGCTTTCAGTCTCCCCTGAATATCCACCAGTTTTTCATATATATTCATAGGGCAAATGTACAAACTCCAACTGACACTACCAAATAAAAGTAAAAAAAAAGAGGTCGCTTTTATACGACCCCTCTCGACTGAAACAAAATAAAAAACAAATGAAAACAGGGATAACCTGAACATTACAAATATACCCTATTAAATTCATAAAGGGGTATTAAATTCACAGAAGTTATTAACGACCTTGCCCTCTGTATTTTTTCTTATATCCTTTTTGACCTACTGATGCGTTTTTTGAGTGAACGTTAGGTCTTTTACTCCTAGAGTCTGGAGTATATGCGTTAATTATCTTCTTTGCCATTCTTTCTACTTTTTTCCCAAGTTCTTCCAACAAAGTACGCACCATATACGGTAATGAGCAATGTTTGAAAAATAGGGATATATTCTTTCTGTATGCTAAACTCTCCAATGTTTCCATCGGTAAATGCCAATAAGGTAAACATAACCGTAAGAAATACCAAAGTAAGCGGTCTAATGTTTTTCGACAGCCAGCTATCGCTTTGCATATCATATCTCCAGCGTTCCGTAACTTGTTGTTGTGCATCTTTATCAGCTTCTTCTAATAGTTCTTGAATGCGTTGCTTGGCTTGTAAGCGTTCTTCGTCAGTAGTTGTAAGCTTATCTATAACGCCACCAATATCCTTTATTAAACCGCCTGTAATTAGTTGTAGTAACTTTTTCATTAGTAAGTCCAGATTACATTTTCATCCTTGTCAGGGTCTATATCTATATGTATAAAATTATCGGCAATACCAATACGATTTATACCAACCTCAAATAAGGCGTTTATTAGCTTAAACCTCATTCTTGAGTTTCTGATTGCTATATCAACAGCCAAACCCTTTAGATGGCTGCTGGATTCAACACCGTTAACAGATTCGTTGTGAGCAGGTGTTCTGAAACCAGAAGTTATAATTATTGGCTCTCCAACAATCTCTCTTATCTTATCTAGTTTCTTTAACAACTGTTTATTCATCATTTGACCGCTACCTTGTACATCAGGGCTGTCAAACTCTTCATAGTTAAAATATTTTAACATAAACCGCAGTTAAAGCAAATAATACAATTATTCATCTTTCTTCTTTTTTTTCAACTCGTACCACTTTTGGGCTGTATAGCCAATAGTAACCAACAATAAAAGTATTTTAAGGCTATCTTCTAATATATCCATTGTGCTAACCGTAATAGCTGATAAGTTAATTGCGTAAAGTTTAAACGAGTTTAAGTCCATAATTAAAAGTTTCTACCTAAAAAGGTGTGTGAACCATTACCCTCTACTGTAATTTCGTAAGAAGCCCAACCGTAAGGGCTGCTGTCTAAATCTTGCCAAAGCACATCTACACTATATTTATCAGATGCAACTCCCTCTGTTTCTATTTCGCCTTGTTCATCGTATGTAGGTTCTTCAATCCACAAATGACCTAGATGTACAATAGTATGCCCACCGTCTAAATAACTTTGTTCTGTCAATTCATCAGTTGTATGTGGTAAAGCAGCTATTTTTTGTTCTGCTT